CGCACCGCATTCAATGAAGTTACCCGGTCCTAAAGGTCCTCTGCGGATAATGTCAGCATATTCGCCTTTCAGACCACTCGCCACTTTCGCCAGCAGCTCTTCGCTGACCTCGGAAGGACTCGCTGCAGCTCTCTGTCGACGTATTTCCTCCTCAACGTCTTTCCCGTAGATCTCTCGTAGGGAGAGCTGAGGCTGTTGCTCACGTCGCTTTGGGGCAGGTGGGGGATTGCGCAAGCTCTCGATTGCAGCGTTTAGCCGTGCCACTGCTACTAACGGAAGTGCCAGCATTCGCCTGATGTGCGCTGCACAGTAAGGGCAGACTTGCACGACCTCACCGTTACTAAGCGTAATCTCGTCGTGCTTGTACCCACGCAATTCTACGGGGCAGTAGTAACACTCTTCTCCGGACATTTTGGGCCTCAACTTTTCGATTCGCTCGTTGTACTCTTCCTGTGTGCCTGACATCTTCGCTACGCGCCGCTTTGCCATATAGTCGGCAAAGCAGTACTTACACTTACCATTCGTTGCTAGCGGACATAGCTCACCACAGTCCCTACAAATCGTGTAGTTCGTCAGAGCGTCTTGCTCTGCATTTCGTGTGCTAAGAAATCCTGACACTCGCATCACCACCTCTAGTTTTAATTATAAAGTAAGTCTAACGAGAAAGCTAGATGGCAATTTTACACTAGCCAGAGTATTACACTAGAGGCACTTTTCTGTTCGACAAGCGAACTGCCTAAGAAAATACTTCGCACCGAAAAAGTCTAGACTAACTTTGTTAAACTTCTTTGTATATAACTAGGGATATTTGTTATTAAGTATAAGTGTGTATCACGTGGATTCATGATTCCGAACACTATTCGACATCAATGTCTTACAGTAATACTAGCGCCTCTGTGTACACCTTGCTCACTTAGTCTAACTCTTTAGAGTAAACTCACGTCTCCCACGTCGCGAATCGTAAGTCACCTTAGAAAAGTGAGAGAAACCGGGCGGGAAACGACATCCAAAGGTAGGGATCTTGCGGTATAGTTTTCCTACGTAACACACGACGGGTCGACAGCTGAGATTTTTGGTCTTGCACGCGCATCCAACCCTTTGCGCCAACCCCATCGATCGACTCCCGCCCTGTGGTGTTTTGATCGCCTGGGACCCGTCCGCCCGTACTGCCGTTTGGCCGCCCTTATGGGTTCGGCGACCTCTCGATTGGCCGACCCGGGCGCGGGTTCGAGGGTTCGACATAACGAAAAATCGAACGTCCGTTTGTCCATCCATGTCCAAACACGTGCCCAGAATACCCGAACGTTCGACATTTCGAAAAACCGAACGAGGATAGAAAAAAAAAAAAGCCGGCCCCGAAGGACCGGCCCATTCTACTTACTTACCTGTTCGGGTGATCGGGGCACGCTACGCTCGGGTGCCACGTACACTTGTCGTCTGTCGCCCCTGCGGGTCGACGCTTACGCTTTCTGACGACCCTTCCGTCCGCGTACGTACGTTCGCCCTCGATGCAGCCGTCGTACGTGACCCAACTCTTCTGTCCGGCCCACTGTCGTTCCATTTCGCTCTCCCTACTTACCGGTGATGTCGTTCAGTTCGTCCAGTGTCCTGATGGCCAACGCCTCGATCTTCTGCGCTTCCGCCTGTCCGAACCGTTCGACGTACGCCCTCCATTCGAGGTCGTGCTCGTCAAGTTCTGGGTGTGCGATCTTCGCAAGTGTCTGGCACACCGTCAAGATGTTCCTGAAGTTCATTTCGACCTGCTTTCGAATTCTCGATGCGCTTTCGTAATCCGGAGCCTCCCCAGTTTCGGATTACTTCGTGCGGAGGAGCTTCTTGCTGTTCTTTTCGACTCGCCGGATTTGTCGGCTCGTCAGCTTCATCATCGTGAAGCCTTCGCTTTTGAGTGCTCGCTGTGCTCTGTACGCTTGCACTCGATCTCCGTTGAACATGTCGTTCCTTTCTTTTTTCGGATCTTGTTCGATTTCCAAGATCTCTAAGACGCGCTCGTTAGTTCCTACCTGCTTAGATACTTACTTGCTTGCGTTCTTCTGTACTCGTGCGATGTAGCGTGCGACGAAGTTGATCACGTCTGCCTCGTTGAATACGACTCCGGTCAAGTGCGTGTAGCGCTGTCCGTCGATCATACCCTGCTTGGCGTATCCGTACATCCGCTGGCTGACGATCTGCTGGTCGGCGTACCCCAGCGCTACCAACGTCTCGTTGAGTACTGTTGCGACTGCGAAGGCGGTGTAGGTCCCGTAGACCTTCGATGCCTTCATCGGCAACGGCTCGACGGTAGCGGACGCGGTTACGATCTTGTCGAAGATGCTCATGGTTAGCTCCATTGTCTGTTGGTTAGTCTGCCTAATGGTCATTGCCGGTTACAATGCTCACAGGTAGGTTAGCTAACGAGCGCGCGTTAGAGATCTTGGATAGAGTAGTTATTGATCTCTATATATAGACCTATCACTATTTAGTTCTCAAGTTACAAATTAAATTATAATTTTTAGAACCCTCCCGTACCCTCCCTCCCTTTCTAATAAATATATTTTACTATTTTTTTCAAGATCATTAACGGTCCAGTACGGTGTATACCGATAGCGTAGAAACACTCATGTAATACTCTGTAACAAGTGTATACCGAAGGCGTATTCTGCATCGAGTAATACTCTGTATCTCTTAACTGTTGTGAGCGTATCGTAGAACGGTATCCGAGCTCTATCGCGAATAGGAAAAAGACTACAAAACATATAGTAATACTTAGAAAAGAATATAAAAGAATATCATTTGCCATCTTGCTTATTTAGAAGGACTACTTGATAATCAGAGATATAACCGGAAAGGGGGAAGCCATGATGACTCCGGACGAGGAGCTTCGGCTCCTGGCAGCACAGCCGATGCCAGACACTGTGAAGAGCCAGGCGAAGCTAGCCCAGCAGATCTTCGAGGACAATGCAGGACTAGCCGCTGAGATTGTATGTGACATTATGGTGAACAGTCCCAACGAGAAGACCAAGCTTATGGCTGCGAAGTATGTGGCTGACCGAGTGCTTGGCCGGGTCGGAGAGCAGAAGGTTGCGGAGTCCGAGAACCCGTGGGACAACCTGTTCAACTCGGTGATCCGCGAGCCAAGTGAAGCGGAACGCAAAGACGGTGCTCGGGTCAGCAGGATTTAGCTTGCGCCCTGTGGTGCTTTGCGTGTGGCGCTGTCGACAGATTGAGAGGCATGAATGCCAACCCAGCAGGTAACCAAGTTGAAGCGGCAGGGCCGTGAGGTGGTGCAGTACCGCGATGCCAAGGGCCGGAACCGGCTGGGCATTGTGCGTGCCGTCTCTGCTCGCGCTGTGCCTGGGCCCACGTTCGGACTGAGTGCGCAGACCTCTGGTGGTACGCTCGCTGACGGTACGTACTACTACCGTGTGTCGGTGGTGACGACTGGTGCTGAGTCACTTGCCAGTGCGGAACAGTCGGTCGTGCTTTCGGGTGGCGGTGGCGTGGGGCAGATTACCATTACTGCTTCGGCCTACACCGGAAGCACTGCGTTCAAGTTCTACGGACGCACGACGGGTGCTGAACTCCAGATCGCCTCGCAGGCGGGCCTGGTGTTCGTTGACACAGGGTCGGTGACGCCCTCGGGTGCGCTGCCCACGCTGGCGAAGTCGACGGTGACCTTCGATGCCAACATGACCGGCTACGCCCCGATTGCGGGTGTGACTCAGGCTGTTGCGATGCGCGGTGCTGGTACCAGGTACTTCAAGCGCTACGGTACCCCTGCAGGGTACGCGCAGCCGGCGCGCTCGTAAGACAGAAGGGCTTTGTAATGTGGATCGTAGCTGGCCTCGTGTGCCTTGCTCTTGCTGTAGCATGCGTGGCCAGCTTGACCCGTGATTCGTGGATGGACAAGACCTGGTATAGAGTGCCAGTACCCATGTGGCTGTTGGCGACAGTTTGGGTAACAGGCATGGTGGCGATTTACTTCAAGAACGGGTGGTGACAGATGGCGAAGCACACATGCCCGCGGCGGCACGAGAATGGCATGCACCTATCGAACGGGCCCTTTCGTGGCGGTGGCGAGAACCTTGACGAATACAAACCGCAGCACGGACTAGTTAGTCAGGCTAGGGGCTGCTCGTATTGTGGCTCCATGCCGCCGGATGACTTCATGGTCATGGTGCGTGAGGGTGGCGTAGTAGGCCCCACAGACAAGAGCTACAAGCTGTACATTGGCAAGGCCCTCACCGAGGATGAGAAGGTCGCACGCAAGCAGCGTTGGCTGGAAACCGACGCCATGGCTCGTGCGATCCGTGACCTGGGTGCGCAGGATGGCAAGACGCAGGAACAGATCGATGCCGACCTCGAGAAGATGTGGGCGGAGAACAACGACCTGCACCTGCAGAGCAGCTCCGAGGGTAAGTTCTACACAGTGCACCTAAGCCCAGAGCAGGGCTGGGAGTTCTATTCACTGTGGCAGGACAAGAAGGTTGTCTGGGGCTACCCGGGCTACCCGTACCGGCGGCTGTACTTGCCAGGGCCTAGCGACGCGCCACCCTCCACAACGACACAAGAGCCGGGAGGCAGTCATGTGGAAGCCTAAGGTGAATAGGCACGTGACCCACTACCTGCAGAAGACGGTGACCAACCCGTTGGGCCAGGTGCAGACGAACTACATCAAGCGGCGCCCAGGTGTGATCACGGCCTTTGCTGCAGACACCAACCCGCGGTACCGCATTCGGCACTACACCAGCCCCTCGACTGAGACCTACGGCTCCGCAGGCGTGGGCATCGTTAAGCACGCACCTGCCACTGCTCGCAACAACAAGTACAGGCCAGGCTGATGGCGGGGCAGCTTATAGACTTGGGCTTCAAGGTTGGTGTCACTGACGACTTCGACACGCGACTGAACCAGGTGCTGGCAACGAAGACACCACCTCTGGTGCTAGACTCTACAAGCGTTGACTTCATTCGTGCTCACACAGTCGGCGCTGTAAAGCCTTACAACGTGTACGCGCAGGGCATCGCTTGCGGGACGTGCAGGACCTTCCAGATGATGGTTTCGGTAGAGCCTGGTCAATAGCTATATAGCTATTGTCTTCCTGTTATATTAGAGCTGTTGTGAGGGGGTGGGTGATGTTGGCACGCGGCGAGCCTTTCGGCGGTAAGGTTGTGGACAAGGCAGCCTACTTCGAACTGATCAAGTACCAGCCACACCCTAAGCAGAAGCTGTTCCACAACAGCACCGCACGGTTCCGGGTGCCCGTATGTGGGAGACGGTTCGGCAAGAGCACTATGGCGGGTCGTGACATTCAGCCTGAGCTCTTGATCCCTGACCGGCGCGGGTGGATCATCGGTCCTACGTACGACCTAGCAGAGAAAGAGTTCCGGGTAATCTGGGACGACATGATCGTAGGTCTGCAGCTCGGGCGCGACAAGAGGGTGAAGCGTGCCTACAACAAACGCTCGGGTGAAATGTACTTGGAGTTTCCGTGGGGAACCCGCATCGAGTGCCGTTCAGCTGACCATCCGGAGAATCTTGTCGGAGAGCGGCTGGACTTCGCTTTAATGTCGGAGGCGGCGAAGCACAAGAAGGACACCTGGGAGCGCTACATTCGTGCAGCACTCGCTGACAGGCGTGGCGGTGCGACCTTCCCCACAACGCCCGAGGGCTACAACTGGCTCTACGATGAGTGGGCGCGGGGACAGAACCCGGACCAGCCTGACTATGCCTCCTGGCAGTTTCCTAGTTGGGATAACCCCGCAGTTTATCCGGGCGGTCGTAACGATGAAGAGATCCTGCTGATCGAGAGCACGACGATCACGCCCTGGTTCCTTCAGGAGATTGGCGCCGAGTTCTCGGCCTTCGTCGGAAAGATCTACGAGGCTTTCAAAGAGACTACGCACGTTCGTAAGCACGTGTTCCGGCCCGACTGGCCCAACTACATTGCCTTCGACTGGGGCTACACGAACCCTCTCGCTGCAATTGAGTTCCAGATCAGCCCCTGGGACACGATCCACATCTGGCGGGAACACTACCGGCCGTACCTGATCTTGTCGCAACACCTTGACATTCTCAAGCACCGCGAGCAGCCTCCTGGCTACCACCTCGATCTGGCGTTCGGCGACGCAGCAGATCCAGGTGCCGCTATTGAGGTGTCGAACCACTTGGTAGCTTGCTTTGCACTGCCCGAAGCCAAGAGCGGCGTTGTTGCAGGTGGCAAGGCTGAGTCAGGTTGGCGCGAGGGTGTCGAGCTAGTCAACTCCTTCCTTAAGCTGAATCAGACAGGTGTAAGCGATGAGTACGGAACACCCCTCGAAGAGCCTCGTCTTTTCGTTGATCACTCCTGCATCAACACCATCAAGGAGTTCAACAACTACCGGGCGCCATCCACAGTTGGCCGCGTCCTTCGCAACCCTCGTGAAGACGCTCAGCGTTACGACGACCATGCGCTGGACGCCATTAGGTATGCGCTCATGCATATCTATAAGCTCGGCTGCCGAAGTAGCCTCGGTGATGTCTACACGCTTGAAGACCTTGCAACACCTACAGGCACCTTCGCAGTAGGCACTAGTGGCGAAGAGTCCTCGGGCGGCTACTTCAGCTCCTCCAGCCTAGAACAGTTTTAGGGGCACAGATGGACATTCAGGAAGCTCTCTTCGACCTCCCAAGCAATTCATCGCGCCCCCCTGTGGTGATTGAAGAGCGACCAGGCGCGCAAGATCTTTACGAGCGTGTCAGTTCCGATGCTGGCTCGCTCAGCCTATCTGAGGCGCTGGCCACCATGGACCTTGTCGATGTCGGGTCCAATGGGCAGTTCCTCATCATGGCTGAGCGCGACTCCGACGCGCCTACCTATGACGATGGCACTGTGAAGTTCCGTGACCCTGGCATCCTTAAGAACGCCGCTATCAGCGAGATGGGTTACACCTCGCCTAGCCCGTTCACCAGTTGGACGCGTCGCGATGACAACACGAAGCTGCAGGGCCAGAGTGGCCTCCGCATCTACTACAACATGCGCCGTCAAGATGGTGCTGTTCGTGCAACGCAGCGGCTGGTCAAGACACCTGTTCAGGGCGCGCACTGGTTCGTGGAGCCCTTTGTCAAGGATGACAACTCACCTGTGACGACACAGGATCAGAACATTGCCAACTTCATCGAGAGGGACCTGTTCACTGACATGAACGTGTCCTGGTCGACGTTCTTGGCCGACACGCTCTTGTGTCTTGACTATGGCTACATGGCCTTTGAGAAGGTCTGGGCCTTCGGACCTGACAACAAGTTGCACTTGCGTAAGCTTGGTCCACGGCATCCTCTTGACATCCAGGAGTGGTTGTATGACCGTGAAGGCGGTCCCGACGGGTGCATCATGTTCAGCAACCCTTACAGTGGCCCTTCCGCCATCAGTGAGGGTACAGGAATGGCCTCGCCTGGCGATCCTTCCATGCCGTTCATTCCAATCAATAAGCTTGTCATCTTCACTCATGAGGCCGAGGCTGGGGACCTCACGGGTATTCCTGTTCTGAGGTCCGTGTACAAGCACTGGTACTACAAGGACACGCTGTACAAGATCGATGCGATCCAGAAGGAACGTCACGGTATTGGCGTTCCGATCATCAAGCTGCCACCGGGCTTCTCTGCGGCTGACCAGGCCCTGGCCGACAACCTGGGGCGCAACCTTCGTACCAACGAACGTGCTCACGTTACGTTGCCCCCGATGTGGGACCTCATCTTCGCCAAGCTCGAGGGTCAGCCTGTCGACTGCTTGAAGTCGATCGAGCACCACGACATGCGTATCAAGTCGAACATCTTGGGCAGCTTCCTCGATGCTACGACGGGTACCCAGGACGGCAACATCGACATGTTCCTTAAGTCGACACGTTACATCGCCGAGATGATTGCTGACATCTTCAACAAGTATGTCATCCCTCAGATGGTCGACATGAACTTCAAGCTCGGACCTGATCGCGGGTACCCGATGCTTCGTGCACGTCGCATTGGCGAGTGGGAGGATCTGCGCACCTTGTCGTTCGCAATCCGTAACATGGTCGGCGCAGACGTGATTCGTCCTGACGATCGTCTTGAGGCGCACTTGCGTCGCGAGATGGATCTTCCTGCAGCTGACCCGACGACGACTCGTGTGCCTGCTAACCCTGCACTGTCCGTCGAGAAGGCAGCACGTCCTGCGACCGATGCTCCTACGGACCCGGGTGCCGAGGCTGCTGCAAAGCATGAGCCTGGCACCAATCCTCCGGGCACTTCGGGATCTGCTACAACTGCAAATGGGCAGCAGGTACAAGATGCAGCAAACAACAAGTCTGGCGGTGCGCGTCAGCGCAACCTTCCGCCTGTTGGAACGCCTCGAAGTAACTCAGGAACAGATCGTTCTGGTGGCAAATAAATAGTTAGCTTGCCATCTTGCTTTATCAATTGGACTAATGGATAATCAGAAGTAACATAACCGGAATGGTGAGGTGGCAAAGACATTGTCTGTCTACAATCCCACTGGAGCCGGAGGTGTTCACGTCGACAGCGTGATCAGCGGCGGCGGAAGGGGTGGAACTGTGTCTGGTGCAAAGAAGGCAGCGCCGGCCAAGAGGGCAGCTAAGAAGGCTGCGCCGGCTAAGAAGGCCCCGTTCGGCGGTAAGCAGGCGCCACCCTTTGGTGGCAAGAGGCCTTCCACGCCGCCGGCGATGATGGGTGACGTGCCAGGTCTGTTGGATGCAACCGATCGGCGCATGCAGGGTAAGGCTGTGGCCAAGAGCGCTGTGCTGCGGACTCGGCAGACCCAGATGCAGAAGAAGACGCCTACTGTGGGTGAGCAGAAGGGCGGCTCGCCCGCGATCCCGAAGTCTGTGAGCAAGGCCGGTGAGGTGGGTGTTTCGACTCCCCGCCAGGTCAAGCAGGCGGACACCATGGTGAAGCGCAACTCGCGCAAGATGCCAGGTGCTGCGAAGGGCATGTGCTAATGTCCAACTACGCCTGGTATGTCGACCTCATGGGTATGTCGTTCGCTGAAGGCGATTCGACGCCCACCGACAGCGGTGGCGTGAGCAAGTGGATCGACCTCATGCGGGTGGGTAAGTACATTCACCCTGTGTACGGCGAGATCGACTTCACGCCTAACAAGCTCCAGCAGTTCGCCGACAACGTCAACAACAACGTTCGCGGCGTCGCGCTCGACATCGACTACGACCACAAGCAGGATCCTGCTAAGGGTCACCAGGCGGCTGGATGGATTCAGCGAGCTCGGTTCAATAGCAATGGTGTACTGCAGGGTCTAGTCGACTTCACCAAGACGGCTGTCATGGC